GCTGCTGTCCTGAAGTCAGCTGTTTTGCCTACCTGAATAACGCCAACGTCATCAGGTCTACCCTGAACGATCGCTCCGTTACCAGCATCGGCTATAGTCTTTGGTTTTGTTGTCGAGGATGGTGATACAAGGAAGACTACTTTAGCAGCTGCTGCAGAGCCTTCTACGATAGCCTGAGATAATCCTTCGAGTGATCTAATATCACCGAGGAACTCTTCTACTCTACCACGACCATAATCTTCTCCATCAACTACGTTAAACCTTAGGCAAAGCCAAGGGTTCGCATTCTTTGGAGCAGTACTACGACTGTTTGGTAGTATCTTATCGAAGCATTCTTGATGCCATATCCATCGACCATTATCGAGTCGGACGTAAGTGTACACTTCTACGTCTTGATCATCGGATCCTGTCTTGTGGCCGTCATCTCCTGCGGAGTTCGGCATAGCTTCTAGGAGATCCATACCTAGTAGCTTACGACTTATTAGTTCCTTTGTGACGATCTCTATGACTTGCCCGTTTCCATCTCTGTTTACTACAAAGCGGTTGAGGGGAAAGTTCTTAAGACCATCTTTGCCCATAAATATTAATGCGTTACCAGACACAATTAAATGTTTTAATGCCTGATGGACTACGACTCTATCACTAGAGGCATTAACATAATCCATAACCATCCTTTCCATTTTGGCAAAGGATAAATCTAATTCACTTTTTACTTCACGTGGAAACTCTTCACCAAGTTTATCATCTCTAACTTGTAACTTAAAAAAACTTGTTTGTGGAGGTATCAATGCAAGCATAAGTTTTGCTGCCAAGTTGACAACTGACTTACTACCTACTGATTGCCACGGTGTAAATAATTTTTGGTGAGTGGGACGTGAAGTTAAATCATCTTGGATAAGATAAGGCAACGTTAATCTTGAACATTCAACTGCAGTATCAAGGAACTGTCTTCTACCTACGGTCAGTTGATTGTATCTATCACGTGCTTTCATTACATCATTCCCGGATTCTTATCTGATTGAACTTTTAGCTTAGTCTTTTTTGGGGGATCCATTTCATTTCTAGCTGCCTCTTGATTTTCTCTTGGGTTAGCATTGTCAATGATTTGATCGTTTACCATGTCCGGGGGGGACTCTGGTCCAGCCTCATAGACTGGTTTGGGTGGTGCTGGTGGTGGTGTATATCCACCTCCTCCTCCTAAACACATAGTACCTCCTTATGGTTGGTTAATACCACCGCTTGGTGTACTTGGTAAAGAAGCAGGGTTAATAGCTCCAAAGGTTTTAGTACCTTCTTTAACTTTCTTAATCTCGAGAGCTTTCTTTTTCTTTGTTGATAATTTATCCTCATCACCTTGTTCATCCTTAATTTTTTCAGGACTTACCATCTCAGGTGGTGGTGCAGCTGCTTTCATTGTTGGAGCAGGTTGCTGTCTTTGTGGTTGCGGTGCTTGTCTACGACCGCCTCCAAATAATCCGCCTACGCACATTATTCTTCTTCCTTTATTAGTTGTTTTATATATTCGACCACGCTGGCTTGACCAGCACGGTACATGATGGAGGCTAATTCCTCCTTGGGGTGGACGGGTTGCCATTGAAAATTATCTTCAACTTTCTTTAGCAGTTCCTCCACTCGCTCGTTATGTAATTTAAGAGTATTGAGGGAGATTGACATTTGAGTGTTCAAAGAATGCTGGCATCCGACCTGCCTGTGTCTCGGAAAGCTGTGGAGCTTTGCCATCATACATTAAGCGGTCGCTGGAATCCAGCCAAAATTTTTTGTCCAAATATTTATCGGAGTTGCTACCTAGTGGTTGCATTATCCAATTAATAGTGGCTTTACGAAGTTTATCCAAAGAGTTACTAGGAACAAGACCCAACTCAGCACAAACAAGACTATTAGTTGCCACGTGGATTTGTTCATCTCTGGAAATATCAGCTGATACTGTTCTGAGAGCAGGATCACCAGTAAACCTAAAGAAAGGCAGTAGAACAAAGAATATAGCTCGTTCTGCAACCAAGGCTTTGGTAATGGTGTGGTCTGGGTGTTCAATCCAAGCATCTCTTAACCTCATAGCTTCATTTTCTGCTTGAGTATCTGCACCATGTGCATCTACTATGTATTGTAACGCTTTATCGTGACGTATTTCATCCACGACGTTATCTTCTAATAATTTTCTAGCGTTCTTGGGAACGTCCTTTTCAAGACCTTCTCTAATGAACTCACCAACTGGTAGCTCCATATGACGTATTGCGAGGGCACGTCTAATGGTTTCTTCAGCTCCGTGTTTAAAGGCTCCAGCCGTTGGCTTAACTGGAGTCCATTTTCTTTTCCTTGATAGGAGTTTTTCATAAGGATCTTTCATTATTCTTGACAGTCACAGGTTATCGGATTATCTAAAATTTCTTTCAAGTAATCGTCAACCTCGTCCTGATCAAGAGCAGCGTAAGCGTTAGTCTTATCCTGAGTATCACCCATTACTTGTAAAGAATAGTAAAGGGAGGTTTGAGGAGATTCCAACCACTCTTCAACGAACGCATTGTCGTAGGTTACAACATCACTCCAAGAGTTGAAGCTGTATCCATGAAGAAGTCCCGTAGCATCGAGAAGTTTTACAAAACCATCAGTTACACGTTTGTAAACGTCCCAACCAACTTCTGAGGCGATCTCGACATCGCCGTATTGAACTCTTTCCACACCGAAGGTGCCAGAGTCACGGTCTACACTCTTTGCTATTGGAGGTGCAATTTCTGGGGTACATGTATACCCTTTTAAGTCTTTGCTTTTGTATGAACAAGAAGCAGTAGGTGCGATAGCAAACGCACGTGCCATATTATTGTGACGAGCTATGTGTGCAGCTCCACCTATGGCTAATTCTAATTGTTCAACAATATGTAATGCAGTTTGACTAGGTCTTTCTGAAGTTTTTCTGTCTAACGCATTGGCAAAATCTGCATACGTTACATTATTATTACTTAAGAAGTTGGCGAGTCCAAGAACCCCCAGTCCAACTTGCCTATCTGTTTTGCTGGGGAGGTACTCTCCACTAGCTTCAATATTTGTTCTCCCATGGAGATCGCACAAGCTCGACATACCTGTAGCGAAAGCTTTTTGCAAGTCTTCGATTTTACAGGCACCGAGATTGACGTGTTGCAGGAGGCAAGTTCCTCGTGAGGGCAAATATACCTCCAAGCAAACGTTGCCTCTGATTCGGTTGTTGTCGTTGTCATGTTTTATTTTGTTGAGCCAAATGTCTCCTCTTGCAATGCCTCCAAGAATAGCTTTCTTTGTTCTATCTTCTGAAGTGGACCATTTTTCTCTATCGACGTTAACACATCGTTTAATCCATGCGAGTTCTTCTCTGGGCGTTTGCACGAACTCAAGAATATCGGGGTGATCAATGTCAAGGTGAGCAACAACGGCACCATTTTTAAAGACCCCACCTCTGCGTAATGTTTCATTTAAACTAGAATAAATTTTTGCGAATGATACTGGTCCACTAGCAACTAAACCTTTACCATTCTCGTGACCTCTAGGTCTGATCTTTGATAAGTGGACTGCTACTCCTGCTCCGTATCGGAGAGCATGAGAGACAAACCTCCAGCTGGCTTCTATACCATCGGGACCTTCCATCGTGTCCTCGACTACGAATACAGTACATGAAACTGGTAGGCGTGATTCTGGGTTATCCAGCCAAGACTGGACCCGACCAGTACGGGAGATTAGTTCTGTTGTCATTAAATTAAAATACCAAACATTGCCTGTGGCTCTTTCGGCCAACTTTCTACTAAATTCATTAAAGAATTACTTAATATAAAATTTTGTTTTTGTAACGCTAAGAATACTGTAATGATATCTTCCTTTTTAACGTCATCTCTATTTAGTTTGTCCTTTATCAGTCTCATTTTTAGATCCTGTTCCGTCGTCAATTTTGTAATTGGAGGAGGGGGACCAAAGTTTAGGTTCTCTTTTGTTGAAGTCATAATCATCAGCAGTTAATATTTTTGCAAGTCTAGCGTTAACTAGGGCGTCGTCTTCTGTCATACCTTTTTCTTCAAAGGTTTCCACTACAGCTTTCCAAGTATATCCCTTTTCCTCAAAAATTTTTTCGGCTCTTTTTACGCCGATTGTAGGTACTCCAGAGTATCCGTCGGTGTTATCACCTGCCATTGTTTGCAATAAGTGCCATTTAGCACCCTGCTCAGGTGTTATTGTGAAAACATCGTCAAAATTATATAGCTGACCGGGAATCTGTTTCATATCCTTGTCTGGTGAAACAATAATATTACCCGGAAATTTTGTGGCATAAATACCTAGTGCATCGTCACCCTCTAATGAAGGCTTTTTGATGACCTTGTACTCTTTTCCAAGAGCATTGATGATACGTTTGTATCCACATGGTTTTTTACGATTTCGATGTCCTTTGTATTCTGGTAGAATTTTT